GGCAACATCCTTCGCATTGAGCATCCAGACGGCTCCGTTTCAATTTCTCTTGATGGGAAGAGCATCGGCGACAAGGAAACTGATGCCGAGCGCGCCCGTGAGTGGTTCTCAAACCTTGTTGACGACATTGACGAAGGCGAACTGCTGAGGATTTCTGATGAATTGATGCGTGGCGTTCGCGATGACATCGAGAGCCGCCGCGAATGGATTGAGGATCGTGCCCAAGGCATCAAATTGCTGGGCTTGAAGATTGAAATTCCGGGTTTGCAGGGTGCGACAGACGGCGCTCCGGTCGAAGGAATGAGCAAAATCCGTCATCCGCTGTTGTTGGAGGCGGTTTTGCGCTTCCAAGCCAACGCTCGCAGCGAGATGTTGCCTACCGATGGGCCTGTAAAGATCAGAAACGACGCTGTGGCGTCCACGATTGAGCAGGACTCTCTTGGTAACGCGCTTGAAAAGGATTTAAACCACTATCTCACGGCGGTCGCGAGCGAGTATTACCCTGATACCGACCGCATGTTGCTCATGCTGGGCTTCGGCGGCACTTCGTTCAAGAAGGTCTACTTCTGCCCGCTGCGCAACCGGCCGGTCAGCGAAAGCGTGGACGCTGACGACCTTATTGTGAACAACAGCGCAACCGATTTGCGCAATGCAAAACGTGTGACGCACCGCACAACGATGCGCCCATCGACTGTGAAGCGTTTGCAGATCCTCGGTGTCTATCGCGATGTGGATCTTTCGACGCCAAAGCCGATTGATCTGGACAGTGTGCAGCGCGAGAAGAACGCACAGCAGGGTATTTCGCAGGAAAGCTTCAATCCAGAGGATCGCGACCGCGAGATTTACGAGTGCTACTGCGAACTCGACATCATCGGCTTCGAACACAAGTACAAGGGCAAAGAGAGCGGTCTCGAAATTCCGTATCGTGTGACGATTGATGTCTCCACCAAGGAGATCTTGTCGATTGTCCGCAACTACGACGAGGACGACGCCGAACTCCCGACCGCCAGACAGAACTTTGTGAAGTACACCTTCGTGCCGGGCATGGGCTTCTACGACCTCGGCCTGCTGCACATCCTCGGGAATACCACAAACGCTCTGACGGCTGCATGGCGTGAGATGCTGGACGCTGGCATGTATGCCAACTTCCCCGGATTCCTCATGGCAGATACTGGAGCGCGTCAGAACACGAACATCTTCCGTGTGCCACCCGGCGGCGGCGCGTTGGTCAAGACTGGCGGTCTCCCGATTAATCAGGCGATCATGCCGCTTCCATACAAGGATGTTGGCGGCGGGCTTATGAACCTTTCTGAGAACATGGCGACCACTGGCGCGCGTGTTGGAGGGACGGCAGAGATGGCCGTAGGCGAGGGCCGGACGGATGCCCCTGTTGGCACTACCCTCGCCATGATCGAGCAGGCTACGAAGATCCTGAACGCCGTCCACAAACGTATGCACAGCGCTCAGGCTGAAGAGTTTCAGCTTCTAGCTCGCTGCTTCAAGGAAAACCCGGAGAGTTTCTGGCAACGCAAGGGCAAGCCATCCTATCCGTGGAGCGAGCAGACCTTTGTGCAGGCGCTCAATGACTGCGAACTGATCCCGCAGGCAGATCCGAACACGGCCAGCCATACCCAGCGCCTGATGAAGATCATGGCTTTGAAGCAGCTACAGGCCACTAACCCCTCGATGTACGATCCTATCGCCATCGACACAGCGGCCCTGAAAGCGATTGGCTGGAGCAATCCTGAGCAATTCCTTGTGCCGCAAAGCGCCCAGCAGAACCCGCCGCCTGAATTAATACAGGCGCAGGCAATGATGAAGGTCAACGACATGAAGGCGCAGGCGGCTATGCAAGACGCCCAGACCAAGGCTCATGCCGCGCAGATGAAGGGCCATGCTGACCTGATGAAGGCCAAGATCGACCTCATCAAGGCGCAGAATGAGATGAGCCTTGCAGAGCGTGAGTTGCAGGAGAAGTCGGCTGACCGCATCGCTCGTGAGCGCATCCAGTTGGTTGACCTTGCGCAGAACCTTGCAGTGCATCCTATGAGCGCCAGCTTGGTTGAGCCGCTGATCCAGCCGACCGTGCAGGACATTGACCGCGAAGAACAGATTGGGATGCAGGGCCTTGGACAGCCCCGTCCCCCCGGAGGTGTGTGATGGCTGGTGAATCCGCTCTTGCGAAATCCATCCTCGGCGCTGAACGTGTCGCACCATCTTTGGCAAAGGTTGGAACCCATCCTTTGATCAAGTCTGCTGCGGCTGATTTAGCAAAGATTGGAGACCCTGCTGCTTATAATGCGGCTTTGGAGGGTCATGTTAATCGCATTTCAGGCGATTTCCCTATGCAGATCCCCGGAATGAAGGGTTCATTTAACCTTGGACCTAGGGCAGGGAAAATTTATTTTCGCAACCCAGACGGATCGGTTGGCTCTGTCTTCCGCAGCGCCGCAGAGCAAGATCCAAGCATTATCCCGCAAGGCGCAACAATTCTGAATAAATCTCAGGATGAATTGCGTACCATGCTTGGCGGTCGCAAAGAAGTGCCTGAAGAGTGGCATCAATCTGTTGCTGAAGCGCAAGCTACGGATGCTGCTGCGGCTAGGCAGCAGGCTGAAGCACAGAGCCTTGCCGACATACAAGGGCGCGATGTTGCTGCACAACGGACCCCGCCAATTGATCCGGCTCGTAGAAGGTTTGCCTCTACCGAAGAGGCTATGACTTCTGAAGCTGAAACTGCCGCCCAGCAAGAAGCTGAAGCTGCTAGGCGTTCTGCTGCGTTGGAAGGCGAGAGAGCCCAAGGAAGGGCGCAGGCTTGGCAGGATGAGCAAAGGCGGATTGCAAACATCAGCGCGGCGGAAGACAGAGCCCGTCAAGCAGGTGTAGGAACCAGCACCGTTGATCTGCGCGCGCTTTTGGGGGAAGGCGCATCACCTATGCCGCCTGCGGTCCAATTGGCGAAGGAAACCGTCTCTGCGCCCCGAGCGGTACCGATCTCTGAGGCTGCGCCTGCTGCTGAGGCAGCAGCGTCTCCATTCCGCCCCGGCGCTCGTGGAGGTCCGTGGAGCCCGCCTAGCTCGTCAGTTCCATCATCTGGGCTTGCCCCTGCCAACTCTATTGAAGAGGCTGTACGAGCAGCAGAAGCTGACAGGCGCGCGGTCAATGCTATTCAGCTTGGTATAGCAACGCCATTTGCAGTTGCTGCTGGCGCAAAAACCTTCACCCCTGAGCGCATCGAACGTTTCCGAAACTTTATGAACAGCCCTACCTTTACGCCTACCCCTGCTGATCAGAACGAACAGTATACAACTCCTGAAGATCGTGATCGTGCTGTTCAAATTGCTAAACAGAGAGCGGCTGCCTCGACGGAAACCCCCACAGCAACAACGACGCCTGCTGCATCTGCGCCTACATCTGCCCCCGTCTCCCAAAATCCATTTGCGATTTCGGGATATGAAACGTCGGATCAGAACGTGTCCGCTCCCATACCCGGCGGGGCTCCACCTGCTGCGGCTCGCCCTGCTGCACCTTCTGCTGCGCGGGCTTCTGCGCCAGTATCCCGCGATGCTCCTTTGCCGCCTCGTCGTCCCGCTGAGTTCGCCAGTGAGCAGGGCAACCAATCTTTGCTTTCGTCCATCTTCAGTCGGTTAAAGACGCAAGATCCCTATGCAGGGATGAGCGCCCGAGACATGTATGAGAAGGCTCAGGAGATGCAGCGCTCTGGCGACGACACTGGCGCAAACATCCTCATTCAGCGCGCTGGACAAGCCCCTGATGCGGGCATGAAGCGCGGTGGAACTGCTGGCTCTGGCGGTCAGAAAGCTGCTGGGCCCCATAAGGATGCGGCGCTGCATAAGGCTCTCGACATCATTCACGCTATGCTCACTCGGCGCTAAGAGGCTACGATGGCTGACGATCAAAACGACAGCGGTTTTTGGAACAGCATCGCTCGTTGGGGGCATGATTTGCGTGGCAAAGTTTCTGAAGGCGCTGATCCCGACAACATCGGCAATCATGCGTATTCAATGTTCAAGAATGTTGGATTTGACCATGACACGGCTCACAAGCAGGCTGAAGCTTTTCAATCGTTGTACGAACAAGGTTTGTACAAGCCTGTTGAGCGCACAGTAAACACGGGCAAAGCGCTGGTAGACCGTTACAGCGAGCCCGGCAACGTGGCGTGGGATGCTGCATCTTTAGCTATGGGGCCTATAAAGGGCGCTCTGTGGTCGCAAATGCAGCCAGAGCCATTGAATGCAAACGAAGATGCAGGCGGTATGGGTAAAGTTAATCCTGCAAGCATTCCTGCGATCAACAAGATGGGCCGAGATCCCGACCCAACGTCTACCATTCGCAGCGCGATTGGCTCTGCATATGCAGGTTATGCTTCTGGCGGCAACGTAGACAAAGCCCTCGACGTAGTAGGGCAGCAGCAGGAAGATCCTGTGGCGGTCGCAAAGCAGGTAGTTGTTTCTAAAAAAACTGAGCCTATGTTCTTTGCTGGTTCGCCTGAGTATACAAACAATCTTCAAAATTGGTTTGGTGGATCACATGAAGATTTAAAAGAAAAAAATGGTGCCCCTAAAAAACTTTATGTGGGCACCATTGGCGATTTTGATAAATTTAACCGCAAAAAAATGAACATTGAAAGCGACCACGGCGCTGGGTTCTATGCTTCAAATAGCATAAAGGATGTTAATGCCAATTATGCAGGAGAGGGACCAGATCTTCGAGGTAAAATTAACCGTTATATAGATCAAAACTTTCAAGATGACATTACAAACCCAGATACAGGTGAAGACTATACTCATGAAGAAATGCGTGAGATGGCGAAGGATGCTCTCGGCGTTAAACATCTTGGCGCTGTTATGCCTGTTTATATTACTATGAAGAAGCCGGTTGTTTTGGGTGGCAAAAACGAGTCATTTTTTGACTTCGAACATCCATATGATGAAAAAACCGATGAATATGGAGAGCCAAAGGGCCATTTAGTTAATATCATAAACGGCATTCGAGAAGCCGCTTCTGAGTTTGACTTGTCAGACCATGATGTTGACGACATCATTTCAACAATCCATGAACATGCAATGGACCGTGGCGGTATTCACGCCACAGATCTTGAGCAAATTGTTAAAAAAGGTGCGGGATATGCTTATGATCCCGACAGCGGGGATAGCGCGACCAATGAAATTTGGCGGTCGGCACTGCAACATGCTGGACATGACGGAATTATAGACCACACTGTTGATGATAAGTTTGGATCAAATCGTCGCGGATTTGCTGGCGCGCGCATACCGGGTATGGAAGGTGTAACGCCTGAAACAACGCATTATATTGCGTTTCATCCTGAACAAATAAAATCTGCTGTTGGCAATCGTGGAACATTTGACCCAAAGGAAACGGATATTCGGAAGTCGGAGGGCGGTGATGTTGAAAAAAAGAAAAATCGCCGCCAGAAAAAGCTCCACCCCGCTCTCAACATCCCCGGCGTCCACATCCGCACTGCTGAAGCTGGAGAGCCGTTCTTTCATGGAGAGAAGTGATGGCTGACGATCTTCAACAGCCTGCCCCAATTTATCAATCTAAAGAAGATTGGCCTTCTCACCAATGGGTTGAGAAGATGTATGCGGAAAATCCTCCATTTCCGTATTCTCGAAATCGACAATTTGTGATCCCTTACGACATTGATGAAAAGGGGGCAGCTCAAGGATATGCGTCGGCGCAATTAAGCCCCAATGGGCCTCAAGAGGCTAAAATAGATTGGCTAGAATCTGGGCCGCAACGTCAAGGATATGGATCGCAAGCATTGCGTACGATAACACAATCGGCGGCTGACCATAATGTAAGGCTTTCGTTATTCCCTTGGGACAAAGGCACCGTATCAAAAGCTGGTTTGACTCGTTTTTATAAACGACATGGATTTAAGGCAGAGAAAAGTGGGCGGATGGTTTTCGACCCGGCTAATGTTAAAAAAGCCGAAGGCGGCGAAGTAAACGAACCCGGCATCACCGCCTATCACGGCTCTCCCCATGACTTTGAACGCTTCGACATGTCCAAGATTGGGACAGGTGAGGGCGCGCAGGCGTATGGGCATGGGTTGTACTTTGCTGAAAACCCGGCTGTAGCAAAAAGCTATCGTCCAATAGCTTCTGAGAACAAGCCTGTTCCCATAACTGTTGATGGTAAAAAGTTTGAAAATCCGACCGCTATGCAAAAGCTGGTCGCGCAGCATCGGGGTAATGTTGATGCTGTCCATAAAGCTATGTCCCCGCATTGGGAGCGGGCTGCATTGGCATTTCAATCGGCACCACAAGACCCGGATGACCTTGGGTATATGTTGGCCGAAGATGATCATCGGCAAGCTTTAGCGCAAAAAGCTGAACTTGAAGGATTGCGCGGCAAAAAGGTTGAACATGATTACTCCGGCCACCATCAAGGCCATGCGCTCGCCGGTCATAGTTATGAAGTTTACATAAATTCTCATCCTGATCATTTTTTGGATTGGGACGCGCCGCTCAATCAACAAACAGGACGGGTAAGGCGTTTTCTTGAGTTAAGTTCAAAACTTGATGGGAAACCAATTGAAAATATTACTGGAGAACAATGGCTAAAAAACCTTGGTGTTCAGTTTTTGCAAGAGGGCGCAAAAAACCCATCTGCTGCAATATCTGAACATCTTAAAAGGCAAGGTATATCTGGCATCAAATATTTGGATCAAGGTTCGAGATCATCTGAGCATAAGGGCACCCGCAACTACGTTGTCTTCGACGACAAGCTCGTCAATGTAAAACGCAAGTATGCCCGAGGCGGCGACGTTGGAACAACGCGCTATCACTTTGCTGATGGCGGAACGCCTGTAGAGATCGACCCCATCACTGGCAAGCCTATCGTCAAGAAGCCTGATGTTGGTGACACGGGCGGAACTGGCGGTGGTGGCTCCGGCCCTTCTACTGGCGGCGCTACGCCTGCTGACACAGCGATGTCCTCAACATCGACATCAACACCACCTGCGGCTTCAAGTGCAACCCCAGCATCAACCCCGGCTGCGCTGGCTGATACGTCTCCGTCATCGCCGGGCATTGCGATAGTTGCGCCAGACCAAACGGCTTTATCCCCAGAAATGGCAGAAATGCTTGCGAACGCGCAAGCGGCTGAACCTGCTGCGCCCGCTCCTACCGCGCCTGAAGCCCCTGCGGCCCCTTCTGCGCCAGCAGCGCCAGCAGCACCTGCGGCGACCCCTAATGCTATAGCGGCGGCTAACGACCCGCTTGAGGGGCTAGACCAAGCGGGGCTGACGACTGAGCCTGCCGCGCCTGCTACAGCGCTCTCTCCGAATGCCATGCTGGCCCATGCTATGCTCGCAGACGAGCAAGCCAATCCTTCATTAATCAATGCAGCGGCTATGGATGTATCTGGCATCGCAAGTGCTGAAGGCGCCTCCATGCCCGGTGAAGGCGTTGGACCGGGAATTTTTGGTGAGTCAGACGTTAGCTCCCCTTACGGCGATACCATGATGGGTACGTCTGACACATCTGCTGCGGCGGAAGCTGCTGCGGCTGCTGCTGCGGACTCGTCGGACTCTGGAGACGGCGGCGATGCTGGCGGTGGATCAGGCGGCGAAGGTGGTGGGGCCG